TGCCAGCAAGCCAGTGGTCTGCCACTCTTAGGGTGGTGGATCATCACCATTGTGCTCATTGCAGTCATTGGTGCTTTGTCCATGCCCCCTCCTGAAAGCCTTAACCAAGTTTTCACACACGATCATTCCAAAATTCAGTACATCACCATCGGTGGTGCAACGCAAGCTCCTAAATACTCCACAAATTGAATGACGAAATCAAAGACCTCAACCACGGCTCCTCCCCGGAAAATTCCAATCAATGGGGGAGTGGCCAAACGGAAGCGACGCAATAAGATGCCTATCTTGCGGTCCCTTGCCATCACTGCTCCAAGCGCTGGGGGTAGCATCATTTCTCGCACAAACGGGATACCAGCTATCTCTCAGCGCGGAGTGGTGACCAGGGTGTGTAACACCGAATTGCTCTTTAGTCCCTTTCTAGGGGCTTTGGGAGCGTTCGTGTTCAACAAATCCTCGTTGATACCAGCCAACTTCACGTGGCTCAACGGGATTGCCACAAATTTCTCTAAGCATCGCTGGGTACGGGTATGGTTTATATACGTGCCGGTTGTTCCGACCACGACGGCTGGAAGGTTCGCAATGGCGTTTTCATACGACATTGGGGATGCTGATGCCACTAGCGTACAGGAGATACAGATGACAGCTAACTCGGTCACAACCCCAGTGTGGGGCGGATTTGAGGGATCCTGTCTACTCCATGATACAGCTAGAAGGCCTGATCAAGTTCCAGGCGCAGTGGTGGTACAAGTTGACACCAATAGGCAAGACAAGCTGTGGTACAAGTACATCAACCTCACAGACTACGGGACGATTGGTCTCGATGATCGCAATCAGTATGGTCCTGGACAATTGTGGATGGGATCATCAGGTGGTGTGGCTGGTGCAACGGGCGACGTCTTTGTCTCATATGAGATTGATCTCATAGAACCCATCCCTGGGGCACGCAACTAAGGTTGCAACTGCGTTCAGTCCATGCAGTATAAAATCGGACCTCCTTGGCGTGAGACACCAAGGAGTTTGTACCTCTGGTATACCTAA